TTCCTGATCGGCATCTATGCCTATATGGGTCGTGAGTGGGAACTCTCCTACCGTCTTGGTATGCGTCCTTGGATCTGTGTTGCTTACTCTGCACCTGTTGCAGCAGCATCCGCAGTCTTCCTGGTTTATCCTTTCGGTCAAGGTTCTTTCTCCGATGCGATGCCCCTGGGTATCAGTGGCACCTTTAACTACATGCTTGTCTTCCAAGCAGAGCACAACATTCTGATGCACCCCTTCCACATGCTCGGCGTTGCTGGCGTGTTCGGTGGTTCTCTGTTCAGTGCAATGCACGGTTCTCTGGTTACTTCCTCACTGGTTCGTGAAACCACTGAGAACGAGTCCCAGAACTATGGTTACAAGTTCGGTCAAGAAGAAGAGACCTACAACATTGTTGCTGCACACGGATACTTTGGTCGTCTGATCTTCCAGTATGCATCGTTCAACAACTCCCGTTCACTGCACTTCTTCCTCGCAGCATGGCCTGTTGTCGGCATCTGGTTCACTGCTCTTGGTGTTAGCACCATGGCATTCAACCTGAATGGTTTCAACTTCAACCAGTCCATCATCGACAGTCAGGGTCGTGTGCTCAACACCTGGGCAGATGTTCTCAATCGTGCTGGTCTGGGTATGGAAGTCATGCACGAGCGTAATGCTCACAACTTCCCTCTCGATCTTGCTGCTGCTGAAAGCACTCCTGTTGCTCTCACCGCACCTTCTATCGGTTGATATTAGGATACTTAATAAACGTCACTTATTAGGAAAACAACTAAGGGGACTTCGGTCCCCTTTTTCACTACTATGATAGACGAAAACACACCTTACAAACTGAGGGAAATAATCATGGATACTTACCCTCAACTATTCTGGTTAAAAAAAGATTCAAAGGTAAATAAAAATGGTAGCATCAACACTACAACCAACAAGGAGGGGATGGTTCGATGTCCTTGATGACTGGCTTAAACGAGATCGCTTTGTCTTTGTGGGCTGGTCTGGACTTCTTCTTTTTCCCACTGCTTATCTTGCAATTGGTGGCTGGCTTACTGGCACAACGTTTGTTACAAGCTGGTATACCCACGGACTGGCGTCTTCCTACCTTGAAGGTGCTAATTTTCTTACGGCAGCAGTGTCAAGTCCTGCTGACGCTATGGGTCATTCTCTTCTTCTACTTTGGGGTCCTGAGTCTCAGGGAGATTTTGTCAGGTGGCTCCAACTTGGGGGACTCTGGACTTTTGTGGCGCTCCACGGAGCCTTTGCTCTCATAGGTTTCATGCTCAGGCAATTTGAGATTAGTCGTTTAGTAGGTATCCGTCCGTACAATGCGATTGCTTTTTCAGGTCCTATTGCCGTATTCGTTAGTGTATTTCTCATCTACCCTCTTGGACAGTCCAGTTGGTTCTTTGCGCCATCGTTTGGAGTTGCGGCGATCTTTAGATTCTTACTTTTCCTACAAGGTTTCCACAACTGGACACTCAACCCCTTTCACATGATGGGAGTTGCAGGTATCTTGGGTGGTGCATTGCTTTCTGCGATTCATGGTGTTACAGTAGAGAACACTCTGTATGAAGACGGTGAACAAGCAAATACTTTCAAAGCATTTGATACAACTCAAGAGGAAGAGACGTATTCTATGGTCACGGCTAACAGATTCTGGTCCCAGATTTTTGGTATCGCCTTTAGCAATAAGAGGTGGCTTCATTTCTTTATGCTTTTTGTTCCTGTCATGGGTCTTTGGGTCAGTAGTCTGGGGATTATTGGTCTTGCTCTTAATCTTAGGGCTTATGATTTCGTAAGTCAGGAAGTTAGGGCAGCAGAAGATCCTGAGTTCGAGACGTTCTATACCAAGAACATTCTATTGAATGAAGGACTCCGTGCCTGGATGGCACCAGTCGATCAACCGCATGAGAATTTTGTATTCCCAGAAGAAGTGCTCCCGAGAGGCAACGCACTTTGATATCCTAACAGAGATCCTCTTCGGAGGATCTTTTTTTATAGATATAGTAGTTGCAAATACCTAATGAAATTCTTTTTTGCACTTTTAGCTACAATGTTTTTCGCACTTCCTGCTTGGGCAGTTGATGTTCAAATGGGTGCCAATGGAAATTTAGTATTTGAACCAGCAGAAGTTTCTATTGCTGCTGGAGAATCAGTTCACTTCGTCAACAACATGCTTCCTCCACACAATGTTGTTGTAGAAGATCATCCAGAACTCTCACATGAGGGACTTGCTTTTGCTCCTGGTGAGAGTTTTGATATTGCATTTCCTGAGGCAGGGGACTATACTTACTGGTGTGCTCCTCACAAGGGAGCTGGTATGATTGGACACGTTCATGTCTCATAACTATGAACCTATGCCTGCCTGGGTTGCCTGGGCAGGTGTAGGTTTGATGATGTTCACCGTCATCATCTTTGTTATATTCACACTTTCTGTAATGTATTTCGGATGAATCACGCTGATCACACAACCTACGAACACATTATTCATATGTTTCTTTGCTGTATTGCTGGTATAGGTATCGGCACCCTGGCAGTCTGGGGATATCAAAAAATTAAAGAAAACAAGAATCACAACCCATGAAATATACGCACAATTATATGAAAATATTTCTTGATACAGCTGATACTTTGCTGATTGAAAAGTATTATGATACTGGATTAATTGATGGGATTACTACCAATCCTACTTTGATTATGAAGAGTGGTAAAAATCCAGAGGATGTTTACCAAGAGATTGCTGAGATTGGTATTAAAGATATCAGCATGGAAGTTGTTGGTAACTTTGAAGAGATGTATGCCGAAGGGTATCGTCTTGCTAAGAAGTTTGGTGATGTGGCAACCATTAAAGTTCCCTGCACACGCGAGGGTCTGATGGTCTGTAAAGCACTGTCAGACGAGAACATTAGGGTCAATGTCACACTCATCTTTAGCATTGCTCAGGCGGTCCTTGCAGCAAAGTCTGGTGCCCATTACGTTTCACCCTTTGTAGGACGGTTGGACGATCAGTCAGTGGCAGGTCTGGAGGTTGTTCGTGGCATTGCTGATATGTATCGATTCCACAATGTAAAGACACAAGTTCTTTCTGCATCTATCCGCAGTGTGCATCGTGCCGTGAGGTCATGGTACAATGGAGCACAAGTGGTAACGATGCCACCAAAAGTATTTGATCAGATGTATGATCACATTCTTACAGACAAGGGTCTGGAAATTTTTGACAATGATTGGAAGGAGGTTCAAAAGTAATGTTTGCAGTTTATTCAAAGGATGGTTGCCCCTATTGCACTAAGGTGGAACAGGTGCTACAATTAGCAGAAATCAAGCATGTCATATATAAACTTAACAGGGACTACACCCGTGAAGAATTTTATGGTAAGTTTGGGCAGGGTTCTACCTTCCCAAGAGTGGTCAAAGATGATATACTGATTGGTGGATGCACTGAAACTGTTAAGTATCTGCGGGAGCAAAACTTGGTCTGATGGAAACAAACCTCAACGACATCTGTGATTTAATTGAACATGCTATTGATTATGCTTTTGAGGGTCAAATGAACTTAAAGTTCTATGATTATTTGAAGGCAAACAAAATTAAAAAGCATGAAATCGATTTATTCATTGAGAGTGCGACTGCAAGTGAAATTAGCGAACTCACTATGGACCTTGATGAGTACATTGAGGGAGGAAGTGATAGTGTTCACAAACAACTGCGTGAAGGTTACGGACACATTCCAAAACCACAGGCAAGAAAAATTAAAGTTTATTTGTATGGCATCTTAGAAGATGCGTGGAGGTACAGCCATGACCGAAGACCTGGAAGACGAAAGAAACAAACTAAATAATGGTGATTCCCACATAAATCGTGGGGTTGAGTTACTACTACGGAATAGGAGGAGGAAACCAGATCCACCGAAAACTTTTCAGATAAAGTTTGGTAAAATGGTTTCTCTCTTCCGAAGAGAAATTGTTTTACACCTCAACTTCTATCTGGACATTAGAAAAAAATAGTCTGGAGCACAGAAAGATGTTAGCAGTAACCCTGACCATAGGAACATTGGTTTCAATTATGTTCTTTTTTGTAGGAGGTGTGGTAGGATGGTTGGCAAAGGAACATATATACAACACTCAACCCGTTTATACACATCCAGAAATGTTTGATGAAAACGGAAATGTATTACCAGACGAAATTTTAGCAGTACGATTTGAAAACAGTTATGAAGAATTCGACGAAGAAGACGACGACTACGACTAAACCAAGAACTACGCCAAAATCAAAAACTACAAACGAGATTGAGCAACTCCCCACCAATCCTTTTATATTTGAAATTCTTGATTTAGTTTCTAAACAAAGATCGGCTGCTAAGAAGGTTGAAGTTCTCAAACAATATGAGCACGATTCCCTAAAGTCAATTTTTATCTTTAACTTTGATGAAACTGTAATCAGTCTTCTCCCAGAAGGTGAAGTTCCTTATGGGGATGCTGAAGATCAATCAGTTTATTCTGGTACTCTTTCTGAAAATTTGGCAAGAGAATCAAGGGGAGGAGAATCTGCCACTGGACAAGATCTTGATGGTAGAGGGAAAACATCTTTACGGAGAGAATATCAAAATCTCTATCATTTTGTAAAAGGTGGTAATGATTCTCTGAATAATATTCGCAGAGAAATGATGTTTATTAATCTTCTTCGTGGACTTCATCCAAGAGAAGCTGAAATTCTTATTCTCATCAAAGATAAAAAATTGGAAAGTAAGTATAAAATTACCCATCAAAATGTGAAAGAAGCATACCCCGATATTAAGTGGGGAGGCCGTTCGTGAGTGTTAGCCTAGAGGAGGAAACTAAAATGGCAGAATATGGAAATACTGAAAGAAATGTTCTGCCGTCAGACTATGGTTGTCAAATTCTCTTAGAGAAGACGACTCTAGAAATGGCTAAAGACAAATCGTTTCCCAATGATGCCAGACTTATTTGGTATATTGTTGATGGTGTAGAGTACATGGATTTAACTAGATGTAGTAAAACATCAAAGTTGTTTGACATGTACTATGATAGGTATGGAAAAGGTGCTGTTCAGAAAATTGATTTTGGATACGGAACTGTCAATCCAAAA